GAGGAAGAATTTACTCCTTTTGACGAACTAAGCGAAGATGACGTAGTAGCTTGGTTAGAGGCTAAGATGGATTTAGATAGCTTAAAAGCTAATTTAGATGACCAATTAGACAAGATTGCAAACCCTGTGATTATTACTAAAAGATTTAGTGCGCAAATAGACGAAACAATTGAATAAATTATTACTTTTGTAAAAATATTTTAATTATGAGTAAACTAGAGGAAAAAGAATTAGAAACTTTAAAAAAGCAAGAGCAAACAAAAGCCGCTGCCTTTCACGACTTAGGTATTTTGGAAGCCCAAAAACACGAAATACTACATTATTTAGCTTCGATTAACCAAGAGCAAAACGAAACTAAAAAAGAGTTAGAGGAAAAATACGGTAAAATAAATATAGATTTAAAAGACGGTTCTTACGAGCAAGTTGTTGAAGAGGTTGTTGAAGATTAGCGAATGGCTTTATTAAACTCATCTAACTTTTTATTATATAATGGCGAAACGCCGTTAGGGCATAGTAAAAGCACTACGTTTAATTTAAGTCAAGATTTGCTTGACACTACAAATAAAGATAGTGAAGGTTGGAGTGAATTTATTGCCGGAGTTAGAAGTGGTAAACTAAAAACGGAGGGTTTAACGGATTATAGCAATGCGTTAAATTATGAGCAATTAGTTGATTTACTAATAACAAGGGCGCCATTAACTATTTACTTTAAAGATTTTGTAAATAATAAGCATATAATAAGCGGAACCGGATATATTGAAGCGGTTAGTGAAAAAGCCGAAACAAATAATTCGGTTTCATTTGATTTGGATATTCAATTAACTTCATTAATAGGTGTTACTAACCAAAGAGTTTGGAATACTATATTTGAATATTGGAATACCATAGCCACCGCTTGGAATAACGTATAATTATTTATTTGTATCTTTGAAAAAACTTTAAATTAAAATTATAAATATATGGCTACTCAAGGCGTATTTAACGGAACCGACTTACTAATCAAAGTGATTGGAAGCGGCGGTACTTTAGCAACTATTGGACACACAACAAGCTGCTCAATTTCTTTTTCTCAAGACTTGCCAGATGCTACAACTAAGGATAGCGCGGGTTGGAATGAAGTTATTGCGGGAGCAAGAGGTGGTTCAATTTCTTTTGATGGATTGGTTGCTTATGACGATGCCGCCAACTCGGTAGAAATTGCTGATTACATTATCAATAGAACCAAAGTTGATTTTAGCTTTGGAACCGCGGCAAGTGGGGACACTATTTACACCGGTTCTGGTTTTATTGATAGCTTAGAAGTTTCCGCAGATGCTGAAAGCCCTGTTTCTTATAGTGGTTCTATTACCATTACAGGTGCTATTGTTTCTGAAGTAAACGCATAACAATAACAAATAAACGTAGGTAGGGCAATTATGCCCTATTTGCGCTTATATTTAATTTAAACATAATGGCAACAAGGAAAAGAGGCTACTACACTTTAAAGCTAGGTGGTAAAAATAGAAATATGCACTTTTCTATGAACTTCTGGGCTAATTTTACAGAAATTTTAGGAATATCTTTAGAGGATATTGGGCAAGTTTTTAATAATGGAATGAGCATTTCCAAAATTAGAACCCTTATATATTCCGGTTTATTGGCTTACGACCAAGAGGAGGGCAATCAAATAGATTATAACGAGTTTCAAGTTGGCGCTTGGTTAGAGGATATGCCGGCCGAAAAATTAGAGGATATTATTAACGCTATGTTAGAATCTCGTATTTTAGGCAATGACCTTAATATGGGTATTCAACGTAAAGTAAAACGTACTACAAAAGCCGAGGGAAAGTAAATAGCCAACTTAATTGGGATTCCTTATTGGATTACTACATTGGGCAAGTTGGCATAAAACCAAACGAGTTTTGGTCTAACACTTGGAAGGAAAATCAATTACTAGGCGAATCGCATAATATTAAATTGAATATTCAATGGGAGCAAACGCGATATTTGGCTTCTATGATTATCAATGTTAATGTATCTAAGAAGGCTAATATGGTTTCGCCGGAACAACTATTTCCATTACCACAAGATTGCTATTTAGAAAAAGGCAAACCAAAATCTACTAAAGACCAATACGAAGCATTTAAGAAAAAGGTCGAATCTATGGCGCCCAAAAGTTAAAGGTTTATTTTTTTGTATTTTTGGAGTAAATTATAAAGTATGCCGGAAAGTATTTTAAAGGTTGTTCTACAAGGGGACGCCACCAAACTCAATGCTTCACTAAAAACCGCAAGTTCAAGGCTAGAATCTTTTGGAAAAAAGGTTCAAGGTATTGGTAAATCAATGAGCATTTACGTTACCGCTCCAATTACTTTGGCGGGTGGTGCGGCTATTAAATTTGCTTCCGATTTTGAAGAAAGTTTAAATAAAGTAGACGTAGCATTTAAAAACTCTAGCGGCGGCGTAAGAGATTTTGCAAAAACTACTTTAGAAAGTTTTGGTATTGCCGAGGGTACGGCTTTGGATATGGCCGCATTGTTTGGCGATATGAGTACTTCAATGGGTTTAAGTACTAACGAAGCTGCAAATTTATCTACTTCATTGGTTGGTTTAGCGGGGGATTTATCTTCGTTTAAGAATATGAATATTGAGGAGGTTACGACCGCCTTAAATGGAGTATTTACCGGGGAAACGGAAAGTTTAAAGCGTCTTGGTATTGTAATGACCGAAGTAAACCTACAACAATTTGCTTTAGAACAGGGCATTACTAAAAGCATAAAGAAATTTACACAAGCCGAAAAGGTGCAATTACGTTACAACTATGTAATGTCAAAAACGGCTAATGCTCAAGGGGATTTTGCTAGAACAAGCGGTGGTGCGGCAAACCAAATGCGTATTTTTCAAGAGACTTTAAAAGAATTAGGCGTTTCGTTTGGGCAAATTATTTTGCCATTATTTACAAAAATAGTAGTAAAATTAAATGCCGCTTTAGATGTTTTTAGAAATTTAGACGAAAGTACTAAATTAATAATATTAGGAGTTGCCGGTTTAGCAGCAGCAGCCGGGCCTTTAATTTACGCCTTTGGTGTTTTGTCTACGATTGTTGGTGCAATATTATCTCCGATTGGTTTAGTCGCTGCGGCCTTAGCTGCGGTTGCCTACGTTATATATAAAAATTGGAACGAAGTAGCGCCCGTAATTGTAGGTTTCTATAATCATTTTGTAGACTTATATAATGGCTCGTTAGATTTAAGATTGTCGGTAGCTATGTTAGGAGCGGCATTAAAAACCGCATTTAATTTAGCTTTATTACCAATTAAACAATTAATTATATCTTTTGAAACTTTATGGTCTTTAATACAATCCGCCTCTGGGGCGAATGATATGTCTTTTGTTGATATATTAAAAACAGGATTTGACAAACAACTTGAAAACATTAAAAATTTTGGAAAAGAAGCCGGAGAAACTTTTGCCGAAGCATATAACGACGCTTTAACTGATCAAATGGAAAAGAAAACCGTTGAGCAATTAAATGCGGGAATTTCAAATGCGGTTGATTATGTTAAAGATAAATTCAGCAATTTATTTGGAAGTAAAAAAAGCGGCACTTCTCAACAAAAAAATTCTTCTAGTTTAGATGAATCTTTTGCGGTTAAAAATCCATTATTCAATGACAATATAACTTTGCCATTAGATAATGTCTTGTTTAAATTTGAGATATTAAACGAAAAAACTAAAGAACTAAAAGATACTTTTGGAGGTTATTTCAATGAAATATCAACGGGGTTAATTAATTCTTTTGAAGCTATGTTAAGCGGGGAAAGTTTCTTTAACAGTTTTGCTAATATGCTACAAAGTCTTTTAAAAAGATTATTAGCTACTGCCGCCGCAGCTGCCGTTTTAAGTGCTTTATTAGGTGGGTTTGGTGGCAATGCTAGTTTAGTTGAAAAATTTGGTTTTAAGAAAATTTTTGGAGAACTAAGCGGTTTAAAAATTGGTGGAGGTGCTACCGCTTTTGCAAATGGCGGTATTGTTTCGTCTCCAACTCTAGGGTTAGTTGGCGAATATGCGGGCGCTAGAAGTAACCCGGAAGTAATTGCGCCACTAGATAAATTAAAGTCATTACTAGGCGATACGGGTGGCAATAGCGTTCAAGTTGGCGGGGAATTTAAGTTGAGGGGAGACGATTTATATGTTTCACTTGAAAGGACAAAAAAAAGACGTAATAGGATAGGTTAATGGCATACGGTGTAAAGTATAGGCTTGAGTTTGCCGATATAAAGGGAAACAAGCGTAAAGTTGAAATATTAAAAGACGGTTATTCTAGCACAATATTACCAATGGTCGCAAGTGGCGAGCCGGTTGTTATTGAATGGAAAAACGACGACGATTTTTATAGCAATATAATTGGCTCAAGTTGCACCCTAAATTTAATGGTAACCGATGACGTTACTTATGACAATTTTTTAATCAATGGGGAGAAGGAATGGAAAATAAAGGTTTCGCATTGGAACGGTAGTTCTTACGATACATATTGGGAAGGGTTTGTTGTCATAGACAATTATATTGAATCAATAGCATCGACACCTTATTCCATAAGTTTAAAAGCATACGATGGCCTAGGTATTATAGAAGGGGAAGTTGCGCCATTTAGTAGCACTTCAAGCGTAAATAATTACGACACTTTGTTTTATTATTTAAGGAAAATACTAGCACAAACAAATAATTTATTTGATATATACATTTCTAACCGAATTAGAAAAGTTGGTGGTGCTACAAACGACACTTTGTTTCACGATATAAGTATTTCCGAATTTGGCGTAATGAATCAAAACATTACTTACAAAACGTCAAAAGAATTATTAGAATTAATTTTAAAAGCTACAAATTCTAGGGTATTTCAGTCTTTTGGTAAATGGTATGTAATAAGCAACTCAAATTTAATTGATGCTAACGTTACCACAAACACTAATATAAGAGGCGACCAAACTACTTGGCTACAAACTTATGAAACCGAGGAAATAGAATACAAGGTTTTTAATAGCGCCGGAACATATCAAACTACCATAACACCGGATATTCTTTTAAAGGCACCAGATAGCCTTAAACCAATTAATAACGACCTAATAGCGGAGTATTTAAGACCGTTTAAAAGCGTATCGGTAGAAACTAAGATTTACGACAATATAATACTAAACGAAAACCCGCATTTTCTATATGGAAGCAATAGGTACACAACCGCGGTAATTACTTCGGGAAAATACGCCGCGGTTGTAGATGACACTTCTTACAACGTAAAAGCATTAAGTGCAAATAAATATTTTCATTGCAACGATATTGAGGTTAATACAACCGGAACTTGGCTTGGAAATATAGCGATGGTTAAAGATTTTCAAGAAGTTGAGCAAAATTGCGAAATACAAGTAGGTTTTAGTTATTACATTGAAAGCACGCCACCGGCTACTTATGAATTTGGTTTAAAGGTTTATGTAGATATTGACGGTTCAAGTCCTTATCAATTTTACAATTTTACAAATGACGAATGGGATAGTCAAGGCGCCGAAACAAATGATAATGTAAGCGTACAATCTACTTCGTCAATAAATAATTGGGGAAATTTTGTAGTTAATTTAAAACCATATAGGAACACTTCATATTTTGGCGTTAAACCAAAAATAGCTGCTGTAATTACTAGAATAGATAAAACGGCCGGATTAGGATTTTACACAAAGCATTATATAGATAATTTTTTTGTGTCTCAAAAAGTAAAAGTTTTTGGAACTAATTTTATTTATGAAAGGAAAAAAGAAACTCCCGACCAAACGGCAAATTATACCGTTGAGAAAAACATAATAAGCAATAAATTAAGCGATACAAATGCTTTAAATACATACGAAGGTAGTTTTACAAAGCCTAGGTATTCGACGGGCTACGATTTAGATTTGATTATTACTAACGAAATGCTAAACGATTTTAGACAGTTTGGCAAAAGATACGAGGGTACTTTTTATAAAAACGACAATTCGCCTTTACCTTGCGGGTTGCATAATAAAGTATGGTTTGATTTTAACACTTTGCAAGACCCTGTAAGTTGTTATGTAGATTCTATGGTATATAATGTAAAGCAAAACGCATATTCAATGGTTATGCACTTACCCAACCAAGACGTTGATATATTCGCGCCCGTTTATGAAAAAATAGAATAAAGATTTCCTTTGTTTCCTTGATTGACCCTCATTTGGCTATTGTCATTTGGGGGTTTTTCTTTTTTATTTTGTTTAAAATATTTTTTTAATTGAAAGTTTATTTTTATTTTTGTAATTAAATA